GGGCTGTACGCCCCGCGCTTGGCCCACCAGGTCGAGAGCGTCTTAGCCGACACGCCCACGGTGCGGCTGATGGCCTCCCATGTCGCCCCCTTGCGCCGCTCGTGGGCGATGAAGTCGACATGGGCGGCAGCGATGCCTTGCGGCAGGCGGTTGTCAGGCTTTGGCATGGTGCGCCTTCCACAGCTTCTCGGCCTCGTCTAGCTGCCGGCCAAGGTCGGCCAAGGCGCGCTGGATGCGCCAATACTCTTCCGACCCCTCCCATGCCTGCTTCAGCAGTTCTTCATGGGTTTGGATGCTCGCCATGATGACGCGCAGCGATTTAAACGCTGGCGGGCTAGTCTTGATCATCGTCTAGTTCCCTCGTTGCGGTTTCAATCCAATAGGCCAGCAGGGCCACTATGCCCCCGCCCAGCAGCAGGCCCGCGATGGCCATGCGTAGCCAATCCAAAATTGTCATTGCATCCCCCTCGGGTGCGGTGTAACGTGATCTTGTGCGTGGGTGGCTTTCCCTCCCCGACAAGCCCACGCACCGCCGGCCGGGTTGAGCATCTGCCTCACGTCTCCCCGGCCGGCGGCCCTTTTATGGGTGAGGGGTCATAATCCCACCCCGGCAAGTAAACCGTGACGGCGTAGCGCTCCCCGGCGAATGTCACCGCCTTGATGCGCGTTAGGCGCATCCCGCTTCGCATCATTGGCTCGGCCCATTCAATGGCCGTGTCGGCATGTTCCGGCAGGGGCATGGCGTCACGCTCCGCCAGCCAGCGCGCGTATTGTATGGCCTTCTTTTCGTCGGCGTTCATCTGATGGTTTTCCTTGCGATTAGCAGGCACACAGCCCGCAATATTAGGGTAAGCATGGGGTGGCCCTCTCGGCTTGCGCCAGCACGGCGCGCAAGATTTCGTCAGCGTCGGCCTTGGTCGGCCATGGGATGCCATGGAACGCCCCGCCGGGCGCATTCACTAGGTACCAGAACAAGCCAATTTTCTTTACCATTGGTTGCGATCGCCCCGGTCTAGGATAGGCCACTGATACACCGCCGGGCGCCCTGTACGGTCTGGCATCTCAAACACGGCGGCGGGCTTCACGTCGCTGGTCAGATCCCAGTCGTTGCGCCATAGGCGCACGGCCTCAATGGGGTTATGCGCCTCCACTATTAGGCTCATGTCGTCCCCATTCTCGTCGTCGGAATAGACTAGGTATATGCGTGTCATGGCTTAGGCTTCCTCGCCGCTAACTAACCCATAATGTTCTAGGAAGGCGTCGATTAACGCCGCATCAGTCGGCACATATTCGCGGTACGGGTCGACGCTGCCCTCATATTCCCGCGCGCCCTCAATGACGCTGCGAAGCTGGTCATAGTGGCGGCTTTCGCCGCATGACGTATCCAGCAACATTTCATCGCCGCGCCATATCTCAATACTCGTTAGCCCATTCCAGCCCGGCAAGCCTTTGTCGCCGTTTTGGACCCACACAACGCGGTATTGCCCTTGCGTCATGGTTCACGCCTCCCGCTCAGATATGACAAAGCAATAGCCCGCATTGCCGGGCAGGCCGCCCCCAAGCAACCGGCGACCGGGTCGCATCCAACCCTTTTTCTCCATAAGGTCTAGGGCAGCTTGCGCGTGGTTTTCTTCCAGCGTCAGTGCGTGATCATAGGCCAGCACCACACGGCCAGCGTCAGCGCGCGCCGATACGCGCGAGCCTTTGCAATTAGTGGGGCCGTGGTACTTGGTCACAATGGCTTGGAACATGTCGTGTTTCCCTCTCATATCCGGCAGTAGCGCCGTCGCAGGGCGCCGCATGGGCGCCTTGCGAGGGCGAGGGCCTTGCGGCCCTTGCCTAGTCACGCCTCCGCCTTAACGTCAACGCAGGCTTCGCATTGGCCGTCATGCTGTTCCACATAGGCTTGCAAGTCTTCATAGTCTGCAAACTCGTATTCCTCGCCACACTCAGGGCAGGAATGAGACCAAAACACGTTAAAGCCGATTGAGCAGGCAACGCAGCCTTGCCAGTCTTCATCCCAAACCCAGACATTGCCGGATGACTGATTGACCCCGGCTTGCGTGTGCTTGCTGGTTTGCAGCCCTGCCTTGCGGATGGCCTTGATGCAATCGGCCAAACGGTCCAAGTCTGCGCCCTGAAACTGCGCGAAAAGATTTTCCATTGTCGTTTTCCCTCTCACTCAAGCCCCGATTGGCTTGGAAGATGGCAACGCTAAGCTGCCATCGCCCAAGCAAACCCGGCCTATTCGTCGGCGTAGGTGATGAATAAGACAGTAGCCATTTTGTAGGGCCGAAACTCATACCCATCGCCTAGGCTAGTGGTGACACCGCGCAGCCCTGTCAGGCCAAGCGCGGCCTTGGCGCGGCGCATGAGGCAGCGCTGGTAGCCCTTCGGTTCGCGGCGCCCATTGCCGTCCCAGCCCTTGAAGCACGGCCATTCCGGCATGGTGATGCTGGCGCGGCGAACCCAGCAATAGTTTGCCTCGCCGCCGAACGTGTCGGTGTATTCCAGATTATATGTGTGCATGGTGTGATCCCTCCCAAGATCAAAAAACTAGAAGCCAAAGCAAAAGCACCACAAAGAAAGCGCAAATGCCTGCATCGTGCAATAGATTGTTTTGCATGTTAGGCCCTCCGCATTTTGGGCGTATTGGCCAAAGCGCGACGCGCGTCGGCAATGGCGCTCCGCACCATATCGCGAAAATACCCATCGCGGTCTTTGTGGACGAAATCAGACGCGCAAGCATAAGCGCACGCGCCTAGGTAATCCGTCGCGATCTCCGCGCCGTCTAACGTCACGCGCAAGCGCGCAACAAACCAATCCACCGCGCCAGAACGCACCATTTCCACATCATCGTCATTGTCAAAACAATCCGCCGGGTCTGTATCGTCTGGCGTTACGTCGCATGTGATGCGAAAGCGCTCGGTCTCAAAAGACCAAATAGTGTCCCAATGCCGCATAGTTTTTCCCTCCAAAAATAGGCAATCCGTTTTGCCGATGCAAATTCTTTTACAGGCTAATTAAGGCAAGAATAAGGCAACCTAGAATCTATTACATGACATTTTGGTAATGTTGGTGTAATGTTGCGGTAACCGAAAACGGGAAAAATAGGTGTTTTAGGTATGGTTTGAGGTTGCCTAGGTTCTCGCCAGGTTGCGCGGGCCTATGTAGTTGGAGAAAAAGGCTTTTTTCATTTTTCCTAGGTTTTCTAGGTAATACTATACTATTCACGTGCAGTCAGTAATATAATTAACATATGTAAAGTAGTATGGCCTATAGGATAGTTGTACTATCTCGAGCTAGGGCGATGTTTTTGGCATTACCTAGATTGCCTAGATTGCCTATCCCCGACCTAGGCCCGCGCATCCCGCCCCATGCTTCACAATATATTCTGTTACGCTATCCGGTAGCAGCTAGCTGGCGCGTGTCGTGCTGGCGCGATGTTTTCGGCATGGCCTAGATTGCCTATTTGGCCTAGTAACAGAACCCGTTGCGCCCTGGTCTGCGCCCTGGTCTGCGCCCTGGTCTGCGCCCTGGTCTGCGCCCTGGTCTGCGCCCTGGTCTGCGCCCTGGTCTGGCGCCGCGCATGGCGACCGCCCTTGCAATGTATTAATGATTTACATTCAATCATTAACCATTGCTGAGGGCCGCGCGCCGAGGGCAGGGGGGCGGGGGGCCGGCGGCCGCCCCGTCCCGGTCACGGAGGGTCCGCAAACAATTTTTTATTTTTTGCAAACTTGCCGGCAAGGCTGGCGGCTTTTTATTTTTTGCAAACCCAACCAGCCATGCTATACAAAATCTATGGCAGTCTTTTCGCTCCCCTATGAGCCGCGCAAATTGGAAGCCACCGAGGCGCGGCTTGAAGCCATTTATGACGCCGCGCGTAACGGATTGCGTGGCGAGGCGTTAGCCTTGGCATCCGGCATGACGCCGACCGAATACCGCGCGCTGTGCGAGTTTGACCCGCTGGCGGCGCTGGCCGCGGAGAAGGGCCGGGCCGACGGCGAGATGGAGATGTCCAAGGTGCTGCATGACGCCGCCCGCGCCGGCGACGCCAAGGCGGCGCTGGATGTGCTGAAGCACGTCCACGGCTGGGTCGCCAAGCAAGCCGTGCAAGTCGAGGTCAACCAGACCATCTCCATCACCTCCGCACTGCAAGAGGCCCAGCGCCGCGTCATCGAGGGCGTGGCGGAGACGGCGCACGTAATCGAACAGGCAGAAGATGCAAACCACACGGTATAGCGCCGACGACGAAATGGAACTGATGAGCCGGCTGTGGACGCCGGCCATCAAGGACGACCCGCTGAAGTTCGTGCTGTTCGTGTTCCCGTGGGGCCAACCAGGCACACCGCTGGAACACTTCGACGGCCCGCGCCGGTGGCAGCGCGAGGTGCTGCAACGCATCGCCGACCATGTGAAGCAGAACAACGGCAAGATCGACTTCGACACGCTCAGGATGGCGACGTCATCCGGCCGCGGGATCGGCAAGTCGGCCTTAGTCAGTTGGC